TCAGCAGCTTTTTCTTTATCTCCATGCGTAAACATCAGCATATTCTTTCCGTACTGGTAGTACTTACGGCTCTCATAGCTATTGTCTACTTGAACATTTTGGTCATACCTATACCACCCTGAGAGCACATCTCCTGCGTAGAACATACGCTCGAAGTCATGATTCCCAGAAACCACAATTACATCCACAGGTGCTATCTGCTTCAAGTAGTCAATCGCTTTGACCATAAGCAGCCAGTAACCACGGAATGTATCTTTCCAACTTGCTGATTCCTCAACAGGTGTTCCTTTTGTGGTAGTTCTCCTCATCCCTTCAGAGTTCATACCGTCATTCCCGATAGGGAGTATGAACTTGTCTATCTCTAGACCATCAGCTTTGCGTACCAGCTCATGCACTACACCTATATACTGAGCCTCAACCTCATCTATAGATTGACTATGCTCTTTACCATAGTGCAAATCAGGTAGAGATATCTCATATGCAATAGGCTTGAGCTTAGGCTCACGCTCTATGAGTGGTACCTCAGGGCTATACTTAGATGCAAAGCGTTCTATCTCTTGCTTTACATCTTGCACACTAACAGATTCGCTCTTTGTAACTACAGAGAACCTCTGCTTACCTGATACTGTCTGCCAAAACTTTACGCTAGCTACGTCTGAAGTTTTGATTCCATTCTTGTCAAGGTACTCTTGGAACTCAGTGATAACGTTATCGCTCTCATTTGAGTTCCCACGAGCTAGCGTTCTAGCTTCGTATAGTGCTGTTTCACAGTCTTCTATCGGTGCGTCAAGTCTTTCTGCAAGTACTTGCGCACTCTTCTTCAGATAACCAGGCCTCTCCCCGATGAAGTCCTTTATATCTTCAATTGTCATTCTACTACATTTCCCCGTTTATCGTGCGTATGTGCACTAGCTTTGAGCTCTCTGACCTGTGACTGCAGCTTTTCTACATCTTCCTCAATTTCGTCAAGCTTGATGATTATGGATTCAATGTCTTTCTCTGCCGTAGCCATTTCTACGGTGCTGTCAGCAGTAGTAGCTATAAGCCAAGTGCCTATACCTACAACGAGAAGTCCTGCAGCTGAAGTGATAAGTGTCTTTGGATCTTTCATTTCTTTACTTTTTCTACGGTGCGGCCTGCAAAGTATGCTCCGAATACAGTGAGCATTAGTATCTCTAGTAAGCTGATATAGCTGCTAGGTGGTTTGAAGTTGGGATCAATACCTTCCCAAATCATCATCACCATAAAGAAAACACATAGCAGAACAAGCATAATAGGGCGTATAAGCTTAGCAAGCTTAACGTCTGATTTCGCGTCCGCTTCCCATCGTCGTGTGACATTCTCTTGAGCTTTAATTTCTGCGTCCATAACTGCTTGAAAGCTTTCACTATCGAGCGTTGGGTCTTTATCTACAAGATTTTTAACTACGCCCAATACGCCGCGGTCCGGGAGTACATCTCCGACCACTTCGAGGACAGATGGGGCCTTTTCTTTTAGCCACTCTCCAACCTTGGTATCGCGTAGTTTCTTCTTGTCGCTCATCGCATTGGGGAGGCAATGTATTCGATTCTAACTCCTGCGGCGTCATTGGAGAATACTTCAATGTCATCAGTAGCTGCGTCGCATTTCCATGGAAACATTGCAAACTCACCAGCATTCAAAAGCAAGGCGTCATCTCTCACACCGTTCTTGTTGAACTGTATGGTGAGAGTCTTGCCCCCAGTAGTAGATGTGTTACGTATAAACACATACACCTGATTGGCACCTGCCCCAGTTTCAGCAGAGTCATAAAAATCTGCCCCGTCAAACAGAGTATACGGAGAACCAGATGTAGTAGCTTTAATCAGCCTTGTGGCTGAGTCAATCTGAGATTCTACATTGAATGTTCTGTCGTGACGTTGAGATATACTGTTTCTAAAAGTATTGCTTGAGCGAATAGATATTCTTGTGTTGATGGTACCCATTAGGCAATTATTTGTAGGAGCTTTTCTACTTGCTCCCCTGTTATTTCATCAGGGAGTTGGTCTTCTCTGATGGGGTGCAGAAACACCTCAATTTTATTATCTAGAAGCTCCTCTACATCTGCAAGCTGTCTCTTACGCTGATCAATAAGTTCAGTGTTTTCCTTCTCCAGATTTTCTATAGCTTCTTGATTTTCAGCCTCAATAAGTTTTTGCATCTCTACCGACAGCTCCTGAAACTCCATGCTAGGAACAGCAGCCTGTTCAAGCGGATCCAGTATGTTACGGAGTTCTTTAATATTCTTCCCAACAAGAACAGCAAAGCGTGCTCCTTTGATAGATTTTACTGCTTCAAGTCCTTTGTAAAGGTTCAGAAGCTCTCGGTTAGTTGCGTTAAACTTTTCCATGGTATATAGGTTTGATGGTTTTTGCTAAGTTACGAATTTACTCCTATAATCAAGAAGTGTATTTTATTGGAAGTACTTGTAGCTTGTGATCCTGGGTTGGTTAATCTAATCTTGAAAGACCCTGCAGCTACATCAGATATGTTAGCACAGAGAGTAGCACCATCGTTTTCTGTAGATGCTGCTGCAGATTGAACAGTCAACATAATCATAGACGTAGTGCTTACCAGGGAGTTTGTTACAGTAAACTCATGTTCAGCAGCTGCACTAATTGCGGTAGCGTGCAAAGTAATAACCCCTGCAAACTTGTTTATTGATACCGCTGTAGTAAGACTAGTACCCTGCGTTATAGCTCCTGAATCGCTAGTAAGCATACCTCTACTAGACTCCAGAACTACTTGATCAGCAAATGTGCTGTGCCCGCTTTCATCTATAGTAAGTCTAGTCGTACCTGCTGTTTCTAAAAACACACTTCCTTCAGTACCAGATCCTGACTTTCTGCCTCCAGCAATCGTGGTATTACCCCCAGATCCATTGGTATGTCCAGCACCTGCCTGTACTCTTATAGCTCCACCAGCTGCTGCTGCTGTACTGCTAGACGCTTTTATAGTAAGCTGCGGACTTGTTCCTGAACTACAATCTCTAGCAGTTATGTTCGTGGCTGCTGTTCCATCTTGTATGCCCAGTGTTATATCACCGCCTACATTTAGGAAAGAATCGTAGTATTTGCTTGCTCCTCCTATAAATACATAGTCTGTAGCAGTATTCAGGGTGATGCCGTTGTCTCCTGCAGTTGATCCTCTAAGCACACCATTTCCAAGCTTTATATCATTTCCGTTAGTATCAAGAGTAGCAGAAAAGGATGTTGACTTGAATACTGGAGTTGCCCATTCCAAACCGTTACTAGCAGAAGTATTTACAGTCAGTACTTGCCCATTACTGCCTGATGACGTAAGAACTCCAGGATTTGTTCCAGCTGCAGTTCCAACAACAAGAGCACCTGCAGCCATAGTTCCTATAGTTTCTACAGCACTAGTTCCGTTACCAACAAGTAGGGCACCATCTGTAAACGTAGAAGCTCCCGTACCACCACCAGCAACAGCAAGTTGGTTAGTGTAGTGCGTAGTATCTGCAAGATCAAGTTGATTAGGTCCTCCAAATTCTGACAAAAACTTAGAGTTTGTATTGCTTGCTGCATTCAAATCTATGTTAGAGGGATCAAACACAAGCATCAAGTTCTGCTTTGTAGAATCTGCAGTACTCTTATCATTTCTGATTTTAAGAGTACCTGTAGTATCAGATACTCCAAGCCCCTTGAATATAAGGACTGACTTATCTGTGTTACCTGCAGTACTGCCTACACCTCCTCCTACAAACAAATCTTGGATTGTGGTACCTGCAGTGCCTTGAGTAACACCCCCAGTTGCCTTACCACTTTGCAGTGTAGGAAGCACGTCATTAAGTGCAATTTTACTTGAGGTACTAGAATCTATATTACTAAGCAACAAGTATTCACGACTTGTGTTAGCTGCTTTATTAGCTGTTCTAAGTTGGCTGATTCTCTTGGACATTAGAATATTAGTTCTTCTCCATCTTCTCCAAGTATACCGGATCCGCTGGAAGTGTTATTGTTTGTTTTAGGATCTATGTAGTTCTTGAGAACTTTAGGATCCACGTTGTTTACGTTTTCTGCACTAGGAGGCATTGTAGATACCTGGCACTCGTTGCAGAATCTTGTCATAAACTCCCAGAATACTTGTAGGTATTCCTCATTACCAGTGGCAATGTTGTTTCTGTCTGCAGTTCTGAGTTTTACATCTTGACATCTAGCCCATCCTGAGTTAGGGAATCTTGGGTGTATGTCCAGAGGTGTCATCTCCCTAGTAGCTGTATAGTAACTCCTAGTTACCTTTCCTCCTTTCTGGTGGAAGTACATTATAGTCTCACCTTTTGAGTATGTGTCTGTAGAGTTGTAGTACTTTGCTCCACTTGCTACCCATTGGATTGAGCAGTCAAATGCCTTGCTCTTATCAGCTGATTCGTAGTTACAGTTAAACAGACATGGGAGCTCTGAGTTGTTAAGTCCTCCTGCAAACAGGTAGGCAATTAGAGACAGCTTCAGTATGTCAGTATCATCGTAGTAAGCTCCAGACTTCATTCTGAACAGAAGCTTCTTACCTTCCTCAGACATACATTGGAAAGCCTGCTGTTGAACAGCGCTGAAGTTTAGAGGACTTCCATCTGCGGATTCAATGTCTACTGCGCATGTAATCTCCACAGGATTGACAACATCCACGAACGGATCGTCTTCATCATCTCCTCCACCTCCATCTTCAGTGCAGTTACCAAGTATGATGCATGGGTCAACGGGAGGTCCGCAATCACCAACAGGGCAAGGATCATAAACAGTCGGATCACAGTTTGGGTTGCTAGGATCAGGACATTCAGGCTCTTGTTCTTGACAATTGGGGTCTGTAGCTGGATCGCATTCTGTATCACTTCCATCACAGTCAGGGTCAATAGAACCAACGCATCCACAGTATTCACATACCAAGTTGTTGCTTGCGTCTAGAGGTGCGTCAGGGTTGTAGTTGCAAGCATTAGGATCTGTGCACTCACCATCACCTCCCGCAAAATCATCACAAGGAGGCTCTGAAAGACTTCCTAGAGCAAATCGTGCCCCTGCTCCCTCCAACAAATCTGTACAATCGTAACACTCTTCGTCAGTTGGATTCTGCTCGCAATGAGTCAATATTACTTCACAAGTCCCATCATCGTAGGTAGCATCAGGATTGTAATTATCTGCTTCCGGGTCGGTACACCCAAGTGTGTATTCCTCACAATTTGGTCCTACACACGGCTCAAGACATTCGTCTAGCGGTGCATCCAAACCTACAGTTACAGTATCCAAATATGTAGACAGCTGTGAGAATGCTAATCCTCCGCAGTTTGTAAGAGATTCAGGTGTAGGGTTAGCTGCCACTATTACGTAGTAGAACCCGGGAGGAATACCAGTAAATACTTCTGTAAATGAACTTCCTGTAGCAGTATTATTCAAAGGAGACCAATATCCTACCCCAGCTATAGATGTACCTAACTCTTCACTAGTGGGAAGGTTAGTAAACATAGTAGCTATTGAATCAAGTATATTGGTTACTCCTGGTACAGAGCTGTTTTGAGCAACAAGTAGAACTGCAAACGTATTTATGTTAACTCCTTCAGTCCCTGCAGAATTGTACGATATATTTACAGTTACCTGACCATTGTTATTTGGAGTGATAACTTGACCTTCAAAGGATACCCCTTCTACTACGGTGGTGTTTGTAACACAATTTGACGTAGAGTTTACTGACGTAATAGTTGTAGTAAACGCTGCATTGTTAAGCGTTTCTTGGCAAGGGTCAGTGTTCTCGCAGCTTCCGTCATCGAACGTAGCATTAGGATCAAAGGTGTCCGCAGTGGGATCGGTACATCCCCCAACCAAAGTATCACACCCCTGCTCATCTGGAGATGGGATGTATACTGTGTCCACAAACTCGCAAGGAGCATCTCCGCTAAAGTAACTTACGTAAGGACTTGTAAACGTGACAGTTACTGTGTATGTCCCAGGATATATAGTTCCTAAGAACTCATTTGTAAACTGAGGTATGTTAGGTGTGACATTGTCAGATTGAGTCTGAGTCTGTAAGTATCCTTGGGGACCTGTAACAACTACCGTATACTCTATGTCTGGGCTAAATATAAATCCATTGCTTGCAGGATCATACACCCCTTCAATGCTAACTGTTATGCTTCCAGATACGTAATTAAAATAGGTAGTAGTACCTATGTCAATTGTATTGTCAAGGTTTCCATTGTCACATACTGTAGTAGTCTGTGCAATACACCACAACCAGTACTGATCACAGTTAGTTGTAGCTTCGTCTTGAGTGAAGCATATGCTGTTTGGATAAGCTCCGTCTCCCAACAAATTGTTGGACGGGACTATATCTGGACAGTTTGAAGCAGGTTGATATGGAAGTATAGGATATGCAATGTTCTGCTGCCATGGATACTGGAAGCCTGACATTGCCAAGCTGAAGTAATCATTAGTTATATCTGCACATGAACAGAACGTGGTCCACATCAATCCAAGAACTCTATTGTAGTTAGAGTTTAACAGCGTGCATTCTGCAGGAAGCTCTTGTGGATCAAGCTCAAGTTCTATCAGATAAACTCTGCCTGCTCTGAACCAATTTTGAGTAGCTGCAATAGTTACAATCTCATCCCAAGTAGGTTCTGTGATAGTTCCTCCGGTAGCAGTAGCTGTGTAATCAGGAGTTACGTAGTTAAAAGCACCTGGGATAAGCTGTGTAGGCGGTGGATTAGACTCGCTGTATGACTGCTCTAGATCAATGATATTTGCAAGCTGGTCTGTAAGAGGCCTGATGTGTAGCTTCCAAGCTGTGTACGTTTCATTGTACGTTGTAGCCATCCAGTTGAGTAAGTTTGTAAAGGCTGTAGAGCCTTGGTTTACTCCTCGTATGGATAGATTAGCTACGCCTGTGTTATCTGCAAAGTCATTGTTGCAAACTACTGCACCACCATATTGTGCTCCGGTAGAATTATAAAGCTGACCATAAGCCTGACCTTGCACATTGAAATATGTCTCTAGCGATGTTTGTGCATCACCCGTTAGTCCGCACAAGTAAGAGTTTACAGCACTAGGTCCTTCGTATACACCCAAGCGCATACCGGTAGTGCCGTTGTTCAATCCTATATTAGCTATGTCCCATCCCTGAGCTTCTGCTACACTATTACACTCCAGACATGTACCGTTATCTACTGTTGCAGTAGAATCATAGTTGATAGCATTCTCATCCGTACATCCCGGGATATCGAATACTCCATCAGGAGGATCTACAAGATTACCATATGTAATAAACGGAGTATGGTAAGCAAATCTTGTGAGATCAGCATTCGTACTTTGAATAATTGATGTGTTGCCTGGGAACGTATTCCAGTTACTTGCACTAGCTATGGTTATAAAGCTCCCTTTAAACCTGCTGTAGTCTACGTTTCCTTCTACAGATATATATCTTTTAGAGAAGTCAGGCAGCTCTTCACTATCAGTAGAAGGTGCTGATGGGTAGGGAGTATCTGGCCATATATCTCCATAAGGGAAGTTTACGTCAGCGCCCTCCAAAAATGCTACGTCATCGGAGTCTGCTGTTATCTCTACAACTAGCCTATATGAGTTTGACCCTATACTGTCAATAAATATATTATCGACATCATTGTTGTCTTCTACAATCAGTTTGTATGCCAATGGGCTTTCATTGAGCGCATTGTCCATAGCTAGTGGTCGATATTCTATATGTGGGAATATCTGCCTAACCTTAGTTATTCTATTAGCTAGAGTGTCGCTGTTTTCTAGAACTATCTTTGATCCTGCATCAGTTTCAAATTCTCCGCTACAGTTGTTTGTATAGAAAAACTCGTATCTGATTTTTAGCTCTCCTGTACCTATAGCACTCGAGAGAGATCCTGATACTCCAGTTAAAGTCACAGTGCTTGCTTGACCAGTAAAACATTGGTCAGTTCCTGTGAAAAATGACTCATTAAACCCAGTGTTAGCTGATGTGGGTATTACTATTCCCTGCTGCCCAGCGCTAGTTAAAAATGTTTCACCATCATTACTGTCGCTTACTTGGGGGTGGAAATAGCCAGTAGTCCCTGACTCTGGTCCTACAAAATTTGCATATCCAGGTTTACCCAAAGTTTGAGTCAGGAACATAGTTGGGGCATACGGGTACGGAGGTACAGGAGATGTTGCATCTTCTCCCAAGTCAGTATGGTATGACCGAGATGTAATTGGGTACGGACGTACTCCAAACTGTGAGTTTATGAAGTGCTCATAGGATGGAGTTATTACCTGTTGGTCCTTGTTTCCTGCCCATCCTACTGGATGGTTCCTTGATATTGCCCTACCTCTTGAGTCAGTGCTATCTTGATCACTTGGACTAAAACCGTTGTACGGGTCTGGAACTATTCCACTATTAAGTACTACTATGTCCTGTGCACTAACTTGAATTTCTCCTTGTCCTACTAGTATGTTTGCTCCATCGGTACGCAAACAGTCAAGACCTAGCCTCCAGGTTTGAAAAGCAGCAGCATTTACCTGCGGCATATGTCCACACATAGTATCCTGCAGAGACCCAGTTAACTGTCTTGGATAAGTGTGACCTGCAAACAAGAGGCTGTAAAACAATTCGTCATCAGGTCCCAAGCCTTGAGTTGGACTTTCGTTGATATTCAGATTTGTATGCGGAACAAGCGATGCATATATTCCATGTACATCTGCTAGAGAATTATCATCCAGTCCTCCCAACCTGAGGCTATTAGACAAGCTTAGCCCAAGAGTTGTGTCACTTGTTAAAGTATATCTTGTTACTGTGCATATTCTAGCAATGCCTTTGAACACAGGTACATATGGGTCACTGCTTGTTCCAGCACTTCCTGGGTAGAAAAAGCTTGCCCCATAATTACTAGTTATTTGGTCTAGAGATCCTAGTCTTATTTTACTATTTAATGCTGTACCTGAAAGCTTTGTATCTTCTACAACTATTAGTGCATAGTAAGGTCTTATAGTCTCAGGCGCGTAGTCAGCTAGATATGAGTTTATATAAGCAGTACTAAAATTAGTGTTTACTACGCTGCCTGTACTCACATTTGTATGTCCTGGAAGATGCCAATCTGTGTTGCTCCCTCCGTAGAATAATTTGCTGTACCTAGACTCTGTTGGGTCTGTACTTTGATTCTGTGGATTTGGTCCGAAAGTTGTGCTAAGAGATGTAAGACCAAAATCATTAGCTATTGCTGTTCCATCAGCTGCAGGAATAGTGTCAGAGAACGCACACCAAAAATGTCCAGGTCTATCTACACCAGTGCCATTATTAGGAGCTTGAAAGCTTTCTCTGAATATAGGAGGTACACCATAGTTCTCACTATTCTCAGATACCATCACTTGCCCTGTCGGGGACACTATGTCTCCGCTTACAAACGTAGAAAACCACCCAAACTGTTTACCAAAAGACAGTTTTCCCTCCGGCTTTACCAAAAACGCTAGAGTTGAGCTATCGCTGGTTGTTCTGTCTACAATTATTTTTGATCCGAAGAAGTTACTGAAATTAACTCCTTGGGTGCTGAGTGCTAATGCTGGTGGTGATTGCCCTTGGCCATTTCCTATCTGAAAAATATCAGGGTTAGGGAATCTAACATTAGTTACATCATTAATACCTGTAAACCAATTTACATAAGTAGTTTTTGCAGTAGCGTATCCGCTCTCAGAAAGCCAGCTTTGATTTCCAGCTGGAAATGTACCGAACAAAGTCTTTGACGATAGATCATCAAAAATACCTCCCCAAGGCATCGTAAAAGTTGCATGCCCTTTGTAGCCTATACCATATTGCTTTCTTGTAGTATTGTTTGTACTAGTCGAAGCGTTTGACCTTTCGTTTAGTCTTCTGTAAATCTTTGAAAACGAGTAGGCTACTCTACTGCCTGTCATACCAGGTGGAAGATCAGGATCTTCATTGCCGGCCGTGACAGAGATAGGTCCGTGTATGGTTAATTGATCTGGACTTATGATTAAAGCACAGCCATCGGCAGGCTTAAGGTTAAGCACCACATCTTCTACATCCCCAGAAATAAAGTTGAGTTCTACTACTGCCTTGTACAGATTTGACTGAGTATTGATAATACTCTGCAAGGTTTGCGATATGACTATATCTATCACTTTAGCCCCTCCTATTTGGAAGTGACTAATAGATTGTACTATATCAGACGTAGACTCAAATGAACTAGCTCCTGTTTGACTAGTTCTTATTATCCCTGACACACTAGCACTTACCAGTGAATCTATTCCTATTTGGGCAAGCTGTGTCGCACCGCTGCTAACGTAGTCGTGATGCGTCTGAATATTGTTTGCAGGGTCTATGCAATTTTGTACAACTCTAATTACACAAGATCCGCTTTCAGCTGCATTCAGTGATGGATTACTTGCAGCTGCTCTTTCAGTCTTGTCTTGGTATACAAATACCAGCTTATTGTTAGAATGTTTGCCTTTCATATGTCACTTGTTAGCAGCCACAAGCGCATACTTCAGTGCACAACTCTTTTGCTTTGTTGTACTTGTCCTGAACACTATCAGTCAGTCCAAGTGTAGCTTCATACTTTGCAGCTTGAAGCAAAAGCCTAATAGTTTGTGCTCTTTCAAGATCTTCTTTGCACTTATTACACTTGCATGTGCAATTGATTGCGTCATGAACCAGCTTGGCAATGCAGCAATCTATTTCAGCGCTACCTACAGTAACGTAGCTTTTAACTATCGTTTGATTTTTATCAGTAACAGTTACTTTATTTACACCTCTAGTGTCTGCAGTAACTGTTGAGATAAACGTACTGGATCTGCTTTTAGATCTAGAAACAAATTGTTTTCCAGAGCTAAGATTATTTACGGTAATAACAAAAGTGGAGTTTGGTTGAACTCCTTTGCTGGTTACCTTCAACTTAGTATTTGCTGCTAGATGCTTAAGACCCATGATTGATAGAAATATAGGGGAGCACCACTAGTGTGATGCCCCCCATATTAATTAAGCAAATACGTACTCTGTTTTGGTAGCAACCGGATCAGCCGTACCTGCGTTGAGGACAACGCCGACGTCGTTCTGACCATTAACTTCGTAGATAATAGCAGTACCATACTGAGATCCTTTGACAACAGCACGATCACCATCAATTTTGTAGGTGATTTCGTATCTGTCGTACTCTGTATCTGCAGCAGTAACGAAGTTTTGGAAATCCATCGGGAAGTACATGCGGTTGTAGTGTCCTGCCATAGCACGAGACTTCAACTCATCTGTACGAGCTTGCCAAGCATTACCAACACCTGGAGTCCAATTAGCTGACTGAGTAACAGTAAGGCTAGTGCTACCAGTAAGGTTATCAGCAATGATATCGAAGATCACACCAGCGTGGCGAGCATCAAACGTAACCGTATTGGTGTTAGCCACAGCAACATTGAACATTGCGTTCAACGTTTCGTTACCTTCGATTGCAGTTACGCAAGCAGCAGCTCCATTGTCAGAACCACTATTAGTTGCAGTAAAGCTGAAGTTGATCACCTTGTGGTTAGTAGTGTTGAACACACCCAGTGGGAAGTGATAACCTTCTCCGGTCAAATCGGAAAACGCAGTTTCGCCATTGACATAGTCGAGGTATCCCGTGTGAGCAGTGCGTACAACAAATCTGAGCTGCACTTCATCTCCAGCATCTCCAGCTGCAAAAGTTACTGTTTGCTGATGCTTTGTGCTAGCAACATAACCTTCAGCAGTCACACGAACTACGTCTCTTGTGTTGATGATCGGAGTAGCAATAGGATTACCACTGGTAAAACCCTGTACAACTTGAAGACTTCTCTTCAACATAATTGGGTTAGCAATAGTGGTCAAGCCTGTAGTGTCGTCGCCAGCTTCAGCATCAGTGTCAATTGCAGCTTGAAACAAAGCAGTAGCAAACCAATCACCTCCAGTAGCAGCATCGAGGTTCCAGAAACCCAATTTACCTGATTCCAGGTCATTGAATCTAGCATCTCCTGCTGTACTTGCCGCAGCTTCCAAAGCGTCCACGGTCTTGAAAAAAACTTGTCTCATGATATATTTTTAAGACTATTATACAAAAATTACTCGCTCTCCAGGACTTCCCTAGATTGCGTTTGATATCTCGGAGACTCGAAGCCTTCCAAGATGCTTTTCACTGCCATTTCCACAACTTCATGATGTGTATGTTCTGGTAGTTCGCATCCCACACCAAACCTACGAGAGATCGTTGCGGGTTTACGTATGTATTTAATTTGAACCGAGTTCGGTACAAAAGTATTATTAGTATACAAATCTAAGAAAGTTTCTTGAACTGTATACAATATTCCTGACGGAGAAGTGCTATTAAATGGGTCATCAAGAATTGCGTAAATATCATCTTGTTGAGAGAACTTACAGTTAGTTCTTGAGATCCTTATTTGAGGTGGTGCTGGGAATCCATAGTTAGCAACTCTAGTCTCGATAGTTGTTGTTGTTGGATCTAGATTATTTACCTGCTCCAAAGTTTCCAGCGTGCTTGGATTTACCCAGGTTACTATAGCGTAAGCTCCGTTGTAAATGTTACCGTCTACATCTGGATCATTGTTTGACATAGCACCTCCGTCAAACTGGTTAAATCCTTGACCCTCAACCTGAAACACTCTCTCTAGATATAGCTCGTTTCCATCAGCTGGGGGAGAGTCAGTAGCTACAGTATCGAAGTATCTATCAGTAAAGCTGTCATTGTTGGACAAGCTAGGATTGATATTACCACTGTAGTAAGGACCTATCAAGTAATCATAGCTAAGTCCTTCTTGTCCAAATATTACTGTCTCAGGGAGTCCCTCCTGATCAGCTACTGCTATACTTTGTATCATGTACCCAGGTGCAGGAACTGTAAGAGATATCTTCAAATATTCTTTGTATGTGTATCCTTCAGTTATCTGTACAGGATCTTTCCTACAATCATAAGTAACTTCTGACAACACATTAATCAAGAACATATAGTCATTAGGAAATTTGTATCTGTAGATATCAATATTCCCGTTCGTGCGTGACGTATACCCTATCCCCATATAGCTGGAGTTCTGCGTGGTATAGTCTTCAACAAGATGGCGGAGGTCGTCGAGTCTCTTCTGAGACTGTTCAAACCCCCGCCGATACTTGTTGCCTAGCATGTTGTAGCGTTGGGAGATAAGTCTGCGTACAGCAGTATTAAGCTCATAGTCGATTTCTTCCGACAACAAGTTATCTGCTTGGAATGATGCAATTTTTTGCACTCCCAAGTTTACTGCTACGTGCATCTCCTCTACTGTCATGCTAGTGTTTTAAGTTTTGCTCTCATGGCGTTTACAGCACCTGAGTTCTTTTTGTTATTGAAGTACACAATAGTGTCCGTCATATCGGACCCAATTGTTTCATCTTCATGGATAATTTGGTTCCCAATTTTGCGAAGTACTCCCCGCTCGATCAGTTCCTCTATCTCAGCTCTAACATCAAGGTTCTTATCCAAAGATACTTTTAGGAACAAACCTGGATTACTGCTCTTTTGTCCGTAGAGAGTATTCTCTATTTCCATGTCAGTCATTTTATCCGTGTTCTGTTTAGTCAATACTCTAAGAACTCTTCGCATCTTATCCGCGTCGGATGAGATTTTGATGAACTCTTTATCAGCATCTTTGCTAAGCTTGATCTTGTTGTTGGACTTAATCAAGTCTTCTTGTGGATCATAGATGTAGAATTTTTTGTGACTACTTTTATCCATCTCTTCCTTAGACGTTGCTACTTGTCTGTGCCTTTGGCACCATCTGAATGTAGCATAGTCTTGAGGATTGACAGCGTCTCCATTATCATCAAGAGTTATATCAAGCTCTACTCCTTCGAATGGAACTTTTAGACTCATAGATGACCAGTAATTTTTTTCAAGAGCTGGCCAGCTAGGATGATCTGGGGGAACGTCAAGAATCCGTCTTAGGTGTTTTTTGGATTCTTCGTCTTCAAACCCTTTCAGGGGTTGTCTGCCCACATAAATTGAACCGATTGATATCCTCGCCGTTGAGAGGATTTCCTTTGGAAGGTAGCCGTTAAGCTCCTTACGTCTGATGTACACTTTTTTCATGTTCTTTTTAGTTTAAGAATAACTTATATGTAGAGTCGCATTTCAGGGGGACCACCTTCGCAGTCCCCCCTTCATGCAAACCAAACACCAAATTACGATGCAGTGCACTGCAAATCCAGCGAAGTATCAAATCTGCGGAGCAGGATACCAGCCGTCTTCAGCATGTGCACAGAAGCACCGTCTATATCGCTTGCGCGGGTATCCGACTCTTTGAACCCTTTCGGGACGACGGAACCTGCAACAGCCCAACGAAGCATCTCACGACCCTTCTTGTTAATCATCTGGAGATTGTTTTCTCCGTCATAGTTGGACTGGTCAACAAAGACCATTCTGTAGCTTTCGAGCGGGAGACCGCTTTCGGGGTGCTTCTTAGAAGCTTGAGCAACAGGACCATGATCAAACAGAGGAGACTTCACCACGTTTACCGTGTGACCATCAATGTGGTCATAGCTGGTGAAGTAACCAGTAATACCAAGGCTACGTCCGCTTCCAGTAATGAACTTGGACTCAGTCGTGCGCAGGTAAGCGTTATTACCACTATCAGCAGCAATGCCCGAAGGGTTCAAACCACCACCAGCATAGTAGTTACGCAGAGCCTTATCGAACTCACGTGCACCACCGATACCGGTATACAGAGTAACCTGCTTATCAGTAGCATCAGTCATACCATAGAACAAGTCACCAATAACATCCTCCATCTTCTTCTGAGTCAGGGTGGAGTAGGTATCCTTGTTGATGATTTGCTCAAGCAGACCAGGACCAGAAACAACAGGCTGACCATTCTCGTCAGTCATCGTCGTACGACCTTTGTCGTCATGGGTGCGCTGACCGTACCAGTAGTACATCTCGCACTCCTCCTTGAACTTCAGCATGTGGCGGTACTCCTCGTAGTCCATCCACAACTTGGTGGAAGAACCTTCTTTGGTCGGGAGATTGAACTCAGCAACGTAGTCCTTTGCGTTACCAGAGAACTGGTAGGACTTACGAATCGTTCCAATCTTAGACCGGACGAGGCCAGGTGCTGTCCAGTTGGAAGCGTTACCTCTTGAGAAGTCGATTCCAACGTTAGCATACAGCATACCCCAGAGAGCACCAGTAGCAAGGTCACCACCTGCAGCTGCACTAAGTCCACCTGCATTGGGCTTAACCAACTGAAGGGTGTACTCATATCCATCACCAACAGGCTCAGGGTCTTTCATGATACGCGCAAGCTCACCAGATTGGGAGACGAGCGTGTAAGGAAAGATGAACCACTTGTCGGGGAACACTACCTTGAAGGTAGATCCACTAGCACCAATAGCGGTATCGCCACCAGCTGCTATTTGTTTAACACTAACGACCGGGCGGACGTTGACTTCATGAGTTTTAACACGGTACTCGTACTCCCAACGGTTGATCGAGCGTGTGTTTCCAACCCCTTCGGTCAGAAAAGAAAGCGGAAACTTCTTCTCTTCACGTCCAGCCAAGTGCGTGATAATTGGGGAGAGTTCTTCGGGTTTCTCCATCAATGCATTAACCAACGAGTTTGTGTCGGTCATCTGCGAATCGTTATAGTACGTTTTCAGTACTTGCATCAAAGCCATGATTGTCTATATTTAAAAGTTAGGTTGCTTATTGAAAAAGCGCGTTTATGTCCAGATTGTCTGGATCAAATGCTGTTTGTCTACTTCTGCTTTGACCTTTAGCATTACGTACTCTCTCTTGGTTAGAGACAATACGATCACGCAAATTGCGTGCGCTTTCAGTCTTAGCTTTTGTAGAAATAATATCTTCTAGGTTAAACCCGCTAAACATCAAGTAGTCTATTGCAAGCTTGATATCCATATCAGCTTCTGAATAGTCTATGTCTCGTTGGGTTCTACCGCTGTCATCTATAGGTGCAGAGATATACTCAAAGAATGTAGACTTATCTCTGTCAGGAATTCTAATCCCTGCAAACTCTCGTCCTTCTTCAAGTGTATTTGCTACCCCATCCCAAAACTGCTCTCTTTCAGCTTCTTGCTGTTCAAAGAGTCGTTGTTGTTGTTCGAACATCTCTTCACGTTGCTGTTGCTGCACTTGTGCTAGAGACTCTTTGGCAAGATTAGCTTTATCAAAGAGCTTACCACTGTCTTCATAGTCATCCAGCATATCTTGAATGAAAGCTTGGTCATGACCTTTGTACTGGAAGTACTGAGACAGTACAGCCTTTTGAGTCATGGTATCTCTTTCAGACATATGCAGATTTGAGAAATCGTTCTGCGGATTATGTGCTTCAAAGAATTGATCTGACTCTCCTCCTGCAAGCACATAGTCTAAGTGCCGTTGAACTTCTGGAAATTGCTCGAACAGTTCATTTAGCTGTTCCTCTGCAACTTCTTGAGAAATATCTCTTACATATTCTGTCAGGCCTTCAACTGTATCGTCGTACTCGTTCTCAAGTTCGTAGCCTAGAATATCAGAAATTTGATGTGCTATTGGGGGATCTGAATCTTCGTATCCATCTTCTACGTAAGTTTCTTCTTCTGGGCGGTGATAATCATCATCATCATCATCTTCGTCCCCATACCCCCTAGCATCCTCGTCTAGTTCGTTGTCAATAGGTTCTTCTTCCTCAACTTCTTGAGGCAAGGTTTCTTCAACTATGTCAAGGCCCGGTGCCCCGTCACCGATAACGTCATCGAACGATATCGAGTTGAAATCTAATTTGTCGTTTGGGTCTGTCATTATACAAAGGTATTTAGTGTTTTATGGCTTGCTTTTATTAAAGTATTTTTTATAGCGATTATTATTATATCGCACTGGTCGTTTTTTGTACCCTCCTAAAGTCATAGGATCATAACTTCTTTGAGCACGTTGAGGAGCTCTTCTTCCCTCGCTAGTTTCCTGAAACTCAAATTCAGTAACTACATTTCCCATTCTATCATACCGCTCACTTCTGCCCCTAGGTTCTTTTTCTTTTAACTGAGGTTCTACGTTTATAGATACATCTTCCTCTGCATCATTCCCGACTACATTCTTTGCGGTGTTCCCTACGAATCTAATTCCACTTGTACCAGGAGTGCTTTTTGTTAAATCTAAAACGTCATCAACAGTTGCTTCTCCTGAAGCTATATTAACAGCAGCAGTAGCACTATCATCTAAGTACCCTATTGTTTTTGCCGTGTTGATTGCTTGAGTAACAGCATTTTTGGCTCCCCCCAAACCTGGCATTTTTGATGCAGAACTTGCAGCTCCTGTTATATCTCCTTCTGATAGTTTTCTAACAACATCGTCACCTTGAGTCAGACCATACCAAGTCATAAAGGGTTTAATTGCTCCTTTAAAACTTTGACCTCCTAGTGCTGATATCGGAGCATTGTACGCTGTTCCCATAGCTTGTCCAAGCCTGGAATTTGCAATATATTGACCTGGCGCTTGGGCATAGTTGTAAATAGCTTGTCCTGCTTGTCCCAATCTACTTGATGCAAGAGCATCTCTACCTGCTGCCATAGCTTGTCCTGCGCGTGTACTGCCTATTGTATTAGTAAGTGCCCCAACAGCATCACCTGCAGCTGTATACAAACTTCCAGCAGCTTCGTTAATCGCAGTAGTAGCACGACCAAAAGCTGGTCCTGCTAATGGAGCAAGTGCTGCTCCAAATGTTATACCTTCTACTAATGGTACGTACTGAATAGCTTCTGATTGTCCCAATGTTTGCCTAAACTCCTTATCGTATTCCTCAGTCTGCATGTATGCTTCCCGGTCTTCAGCATTCATTCCGGCAAGTTTTTTATTTAGCTCGTCTCGCTTTTGGCCGGCAACAAAAGATCCATACTGAGCTTTTACTTTTTTACTTTCAATTGCAGATTGTAGATCTGGGTTTGGGACGAGTGAAACAGTATTTCTATTAGATATTTCTAACCCAAGCTCTCTGTTGCTCCTTGTTTCTCCTGGGAATCTCCCTGCAAAGTCGTGATCTGTAGTATACTTGACCCATTTAGCATCCCTTTTTTGATTCGGGAATACTTTGGGCTGCATCTCATTCATATACTCACCCGGGTTGTACCCTCCTACTTGTTGTTTTTTCCTAGGAACATACTGCAGCTGGTTATTCCCGAAGTATCCTTCTGGGTTTACAACTGCCATATTTTCTTTGAAGAACTGGTCAGGGCTAAGCTGTGCTCCTAAGTGTTCCTTCCAGGCTGTAGAATGATTTTTGCTTTTAAGCCACATTCCTGTGTTTGGGTCTACACTCGCCCCATGAAACTCTCCGTCTCCCGGGTCTATCCCTCCGGGAGCACCTGCAGCTAACCACCCTTTAGTATTGTAAGTAGAGTCGTTGTCTAAGTTCCTACTCTCAGTAGATCTTACTGGGGTATCTTGTTTAGGTACCCTAGGACCTACTTGTTTTTTTACAGGACCGCCCTCTTGCATACGTGCAGGAGTCTCAATTATTGTACCTGCATTTGGACCAGTGTCGAGATTTTGGATGCCGGGGGGAACGCTGTTCCATGATTTTACGAGGTGTCCCTGCTTATCATACTTTTTAATATCAATCGGCCTCTTCATTCCGACTGTATTGAATGGGGTATTAGGAGGCACATCTTTGAATGCCATAGATGCGTTCGTATCCCCGGCATCGTGGTATGGTCTCAGCCCTGCTTCTTGTTCTTGAGGAGTTACTGCTACATTATCAGGAGTTGGTGTTCCTGTAGGATTTAATGCAGCTTCCTTAAAAAGATCTACGTAACTACCCGTGTATCCACGAGTTTTTGCGTCATTTACAATATTTCTACGCTCTTTGTTTGTCATACCCCGTTAGGTTCAGTATCACCTTCAGTGAAAAGCGCTTTTTCTTTTAGTTGCAATTCTTTTTCTTTTATTTCAAAGTCTCGCATCATCTTCTCCATATCAATCTGCAACTTGTCAGTTTGATCTCGTGCTTCTGCATTTATAAGCGCTACCTCAATATCAACCTGACGGTCTTTGTCTTTGCTAAGCTCTTCCATCTGCATCTTCTGCTGCTCCATCTGCATTTGCTGTTGCTGCTGTTCTTGCTGTGCTTGCTGCTGAGCTTGTTGCAATTCTTCTTGAGCTTTCTCTGCTTTGCGAATCTTATCCTTAAGGCCGATAAAGTTCTCAGTATCAAACATATCAAGCACTGCAGATGCTGGTACTCCGTTCTGCACCATTGATTGTCCAATAGCTCTTGCTTGTTCAAGCTTGTCTTGATCTCTCCCAGAGTCAGACACAAAGATTCCGAACTCTGACTCCATCAATTCCATCGATGAGAGGTCAAACATCTGTATCGTAGTATCAGGCATGACGTACATACCTTTCTTACCATTCACCCAGGCTTCTTTAGAATAATCAAGTAGACCTTGCAGTTCTCTTTGCTCGAACCTAGAATATTTTCTAAATAAATCTTCGGTTATATGAGATGATTGTACAATAGCTTGTTGTGATACAGCTTTTCCTTCATATGGTCCTATACCACCTTGACGTTGTCTGTTGACTCCAGATATCTTTTCCCACTCTAATTGTATGGACTCGAGCAGTTGCAGGTATTGGTCTATTGTCTTAATAGACATGTCCAACACAGACTGATGCTGTGGAGATAGCTGTATACCTTCTTTGTTGTAGTCAACCCATGCAATACCTGTACCTTCTACGAAGTACATGAACTTGTCCATGTCCCACTTCTTGGGGATCATGTTGATGTCGAACTGAGCTATGATATCTTTGGAGCGAGCTATAGCTAGTTCCATACGATACTTGAAGATATTGTAGTTCAGCTGATAGGGGATACCTAGACTTACTACTGATATATTATCGGAGTTTATGTCTGAGTATTTTCTCCCATTTACAGGCAACTTACATTTGGACGGATTGTCCATGGATGTCCTTTGATTAGCTATGGGGTTTATGTCTATATAGAATCTCCCATCTATACGTGTGCCCTCCCATACTTCATTGACCCACTCGTATCTTATCTTAGCCCCTATTTCTCTATACTTCGCAGGCATTTTGTAGCCTTCCTGAACTACCATCTCTTCCATACTCCCAGTCATAGGGTCGGGATAGGACAGGAATCCTATTCTTTTTCTGCTTTTCCAGTATACAGTAATGCATTCTACGAGTCTGTTGCGGTAGATATTTTCATCACTACCGTTAGCTTCTGCCCTGTACAGCAAATAAGAATCAGCTGATGTCTGCTGTGGGTTCTCTAGCTCTAGTATCTGCTCGTCTGTCAGGGACTCCCCAAAGATGTCTATGACTGTAGATGCATGCGCGTACTTACGTACAATAGCCCAATCCCCATCTTCTACAAATTCAAGATCTGGATCTTTATCGTAGTCTATGTCTAGAGGATTAAGTATCTCAAAGAATGGATCATTACGTACTACACCTTTATGAGAGTATACTTCCCCAGTAACCAAGTAGTGAAAAAATCCATTTAGAAGTTTGTCTTTAACTTCTTGGTTCTGCATTATGTAATTGATAGCAGCTTGACCTTTTAGTGCGCGACTATCTACATAGGTTCTTTCGAACTCATCTATTATTTGCTTCGGGGACTGTTGTTGTTGCCCTTGCTGTTCTTGCGGAGACATCTTTTGAGCAAACATCTCATTTGCCATATTCATAAGCATGGCGTGCTTCTCCTGCTCTTTAATAGATGTACTATCAGAGTTAGTAACAGTTACTGTATAGTTCAGAGGTCGCTTTGCTTTTTCTCCGAGCAGCAAGTCTATGATAGGCTTGATGATAGGGTAGTTCCTAAGTTTAGATGGGAAGTTATTCCTAGTCTTACCGTACGGCTTAAGCACATACCGGTAGTCTTGTTCATCGATAACTCCGTTGTAATAGTCGTACAGTGACTTTAGATATGATCTCCGTTCACTGACTCCGAACTTAGATAAGTCTATGTAAGCTTCCACACATTCTTCCCTCCACTTTTTCGTCTTCTGTGACTTGGGAATACGCTGTTTAGGGAGGTTCGCTTGTCCATACATGTCTTACAAAATTATTGATATATACGATCAAACCACTCATCTGCAGCCCCATCCTTAAGGATTTCCACGACCTCTTTATTATATAGCTCTCTGGTATGGTACATCCCTACCATTAGTGCCATAACACGGTCGAAGTTTCCTTTATGATTGAACTTAATTAGTTCCTGCAAAAGAGCAGTATCGTATATTCTGTGTAGGTTAAGTGTTGTCTTTCCGTCCTCGTCTGTGTGGCGAGGGGTAATCAGCCAGTCTCTTATATATAGCTCACCTTGCCTCTTACGTTGCTCGGTCATATGCATTCCGTACTGTCGTCGTACGTTCCTGGATTTGAGTTCTTTCTTATCCAGCATCTCAAACTCCTCCTGTAACTTATGAAGTTTGCGATATCTCTTCGCGTAAGCAATGAGCTCACCACGATCGTTTTCGAATCCGATCTTGGCGTTGTAGTACTCCGCGAGCATAAATAGATTACGGTTGTACTCATCTTGTGTCTTCGGGCGTCCGACATAGCTAGCTACAATTATGTCATCAGGTTTAGATACGTTGTTTGGGCGCTTCATTACAAAGGCAGCTCCAAGTGACTCGTTAGACCCAGACTTTTCCTGTGCGTATGGGTCATGGCACACAAAGTACAGATTGTGTGGGACTTCCCCTTCTTTAGTAGAGTACGGTGCTTCGTACATGACTACAGCCCCTTCTGTTTTATCTCCTTTCCTGTGCGGGAACTTAAGGACTGGAGTGACTTCTTGAGATGGGCGAAATGCTATTTTCTTGTCCTTGTTGTAATACAGTACTCCGGCTGTTCCCTCTTTGTGCAAGTCATGAGCTTTTACTTTGTTGTACTGTTCTTTGAGTGAGGTGACGTCGAAGAGATTAGCTGTTACTTGCAGCGTTGCTTCTTGCGGAGTGAACGGATGCTCTGCTGTATACTGGTCAAGAGCCTTTGGGTCATTGGCACCCTTTTTCTTTTCACGCTGTATCTCTTCGTGCTCTTTAGCTTCTTGTATCTGCGAATTACCGTCATCGTCTATAAATCCATCTAGGTTTTGATATATAGGGACGAAGTACCCACACTTGGTTCCCATGGCACCTGCGTCCCACTCGTTATCAAATGCCATGCAGTCGTAGGAGTCAGGGTGATAAAACAGTTCTTCCATACCGTCAAACCCTACCCCTTCCTCACCCCCAGTACCGAATGCTATCATGGTCCCAAGAGTCTTGGAGCCCTGACGCATAGTAGGCATAGCTACTTCCCATGCTTTAAGCAATCCCCCAAATGATCCCGCTTCCTCGAAGAAGATGAGGTCCCCTGCTTTACCACGTACCTTATCAGGGTTGTCCTTCAGGGACACCCCAATGATCTGTGACTTCATCCCGAGCTCTACGTCTGCCCCGTTTACATTCTTCTTGTACCCTGACTGCTTGTGCATTTCTCTGTCCCTTAGTCTGGGCTGTGTCCAAGCTGTGTTGTCATCTATGAAGGACAGGAAGTCCCATGCCTTGGACAGAAGCCCGTCCCCGATGAGGTATTCTTTTTGACTAGCAAATACGTAGTTCTTGGAGTTACGCATTAAGAAGTAGTTCCGTGCTAGCATAGCCCCAGCCTTGTACGAGAAACCTTTACGACGTGCCTTGAGCACTATCATATGTTTGTTCTCTTTCCGGCATCTATCTATTGCATGGAAGTACTCGTAGTCCCCATCATAGAATGCAGGGAACGTACGGTCTCTCCTTGCTATGTTACTCCCGTCAGGGAGCAGCTCGTCTATGACTCTGTCGATAGGGCAGAAGTTTAAGTAGAAGTAATGGAACCCTGTAATGTCCAGATACCCAGTCAAGCAGCGTTGCTTCTGCTCATCCCAATAGTCATAATACTCCTTAGTCCCAGGTAGGGAGTCCGTGTAGAATCCTCTCTCTAAGTATGTTTCTGCTGCAGGGGAGTATTTATGACTGTCCTTGAACATTACTGTGAGTACTTGTTAGTTACTACCCCACCACGATTTGGGTTGCCTTTAGATTGTTGCTTCTTGACTATCTCTTCGAGGTCTTCTAGACCCTGTACTACTTTCCCCATCTTCTCTAGATTCATGATCAAGTCTTTGGCTGAGTATACAGGTTTACCGTGGTCATCTAGCAGTGTAAGGTCCATACCTTTGAAGTAGTGCTCAAGTTTGTTAACTGATATGCGGGCTGCTTTTAATAGTTTAACTGCGTGAGTCTCAGATAGTTCCCTATATTTATCTATACCCGCTCTCACTTTAGCTGTGAACTTAATCTTTAGATCTTGCCCTATCTTCTCCTCCCTTTCGTCTTCGTCGTAGACAGCGTAGGGGGAGTTGTGGTCTGCAAAGAAGTATACAGCCCCAAGCTCATTGCTCTTCAGTACCTTGAATTCACTGATGGTGATAGCGTACGGGGAGGGTACTACTACGTTGTTACTTACAGTTATTAGCTCTCGCATTATTCAAGTGCTTAAGTCTCCCGGGGAGTACATGGAATTTACCGAGGTACGGGAGTCGTATTGACTCGAATGTCCCTGACTTTATTATTTGTGATACGTACTTGAATTGATAGTACACTGCTTCCTCAATCTTCTGTATCGGGAGATCGTACTTCGTCGCCAGCTTCTGTAGAATTATTCTTTCGTCCATTGAGTTTTATTTTCTTTCCCCCTGACCCCACTTTAATCTTCTCCCATCTCTTGGGGTCATCTGGACAGTTAGACGTAGCCCACTTTGCTTTGTGCTCTATCAAACACCCGCATAGACCGCATCTTTCTACATCCTTTTTGAGATGCTCACAGCTATAACATGCTTTGAGTCTATCCTCGTATTGCTTGGCAGTTACGTGAGGGGCTCCTTGCTTGGCATACTCTACAGCTTCTTTGACGAAGCCTTTCACCATTTTGTATATAGAAGGCATTATGAATTGATTTCTATGATGACTTGTTTATTACGCTCAAGTAATTTACTTGTTTTATACCCATCTTTGGTCTTTGTGATGGCTCCTTTGTCTTTGAGCCGTTTGACATAGATATTGAGCGTGTTCGGGTTATCTATGTTCAGCTTCTCAGCTACAACCTTTTTGTTGTCTATGGAGCATAGGTCTACAGTACTGCTGTTGTCTATGAACAAGGAGAGTACTTCTAGCTCTTTGTCTGTTAGCTCAAGTATCCCATTGAATACTTGTAGGAACTGATACGTGGTGTTGGGTTGTATTTTAATTCTTCGGGTCATTGAATGCAATCTTTGCTCTCCCGTCTATGACGGAGATGGTGGATCTTTGAGACTGTCTGTTGAATTCGTCTACGTATTCCTGCAGGTTTTCTCTTGTAACAAGGAAGGATAGAAATACTTCTAGCTCCTTTGCAGCACGAGTTAATTTTACCTGAGACTCGTCTGCTTTGGATTTTGCTTCTCGTAATTCGTCGAAGTCTTTCAGCGGTATGGTGACGGTACCAGTCATCAATAAAACTTACCGCAGATTTGGAATTCATTGACCATAACGTAGTTTTCCCCATCAACCTCGATCACTAGACCTTCGGTTGTGGGGTGTACCATTACTGTGTCCCCTTTCTTGATGTTTTCACAACTAGGACCAGCAGCTACTACCTCTAGGATATTGCTACGCAGACTACGTTCTGCACCTCCGGCTAGGAGGATACCGCTCTTTTCTTTTTGCTCTCGTATTGGGAGCACTACCCAATCACGGGTAGGATGAAAGTTAAATGCCATAATGCTTGGTTTATGGCAAATATAAAGAAAATACTTATAGTATGTCTTTGAATTTTTCAGACACTTTGAAGGAGGGGCAAGCCTTGTTTGCGAATTCGTTGTGTCCGTGTATTGAGAGTTGCTTGTCTGCCACCATACGCAGAGAGTAGATGAGCTCACGCATAGCATGCTCTTGCTGATCAGTCATAGTGTCTTTAGCTACCCACTGACCTTTCTCATTCTTTTCTTTGGCTACTCCCCCAATGTAACATATCCCGATAGAGTCTTTGTTGTGACCTTTAGTATGGGCCCCTATTTTGTCTATCGGTCTCCCAGCTTCTATACATCCCTCAATATCAATAACATAATGATACCCGATATCTGACCAGCCTTTTCTCATATGCCAATCACGAATAGTAGCAGCAGTTACATGTCTACCCTCCGGGGTAGCTGAGCAATGAATGATAATGCGGTTAATTTCTCTCATAACTATACAATTTTCCCCCTCAGTTTTCGTGTCTAACGATGGATTTCCGCTCGCCGTGTTTAGCCTACGTGGGGGCATTTCTTTCAGCCTATAGCCTTGTTCCCACCCGAGTTTTATACCATCGCACTTTTCGAAACTACCGGGGACGACTTTCAGATACCTATGGTAGTACCCTACTAAAACCCGATGTCTAGGCCCTTCCTGGTTACCTCAGGGCCGGTCTCCTTTGAGGTTTCTAGATGCAAATATAGTCAATCGCAATTCTTCTGACGTAGTTCATCAACTAAAATTTGTAGATGTTCTACATCTCTTTCTAGGTGATTTAACCTGAGGTTCTGCTCAGCATCGTCTGGGAGGCTGCCCATCTCTCCTCTTGGCCACTTGACTCTGAACTCAGAATTCAATTCAATCTCTTGATTGTGCCGCAGGGTTTCTATCTCAAGGCTAGAGATAGCTTGCATTATTGTGAAGTATATCCACACAGCTCCCCCGACTCCCCCAACAATTTGAATTAGCCATTTAATATTAATACCAAAGTTTGTGTCGTCATCAAGTTTCATTGCAGGTTAAGGTTGTGACCCTACCTGCCTTGACCCCTGTACGCTTTCTTGTACAGCTTAGACTTTTTGTTTTTAGACGTCTTAGTCTTAGCATGGATTCCAGGTCGATTGACTTTGTCTTTAGGAGTAAAAGTGCTTGTGGTTTTCATACTACTAAGATAAAAAAATTTTTGGGATAAAATTTTTGAGAGCGTGAACCTACACCAAACAAGACCCCTACTATCTAACGGCGTCAAACCCACGCCACCATTATGCACTTTTCTGATTTCCAACTTACTCCTTCCGGGGAGTACCTTGTCGCCGAACCTACCAAGCTGAATGCCGATGGCACTGTGCCTAAGCCACGCTTCGTCAGGAAGGGCACACCTCTGTACGACCTCATCCTCAAAGCCCAAGAGGACGAGGCGGCCGCGTAAGCGGTCTGCCGAGGGCAAGAGGTATTGGCTAGTGTGTGAGAGTGAGGTGATAGCCACTCTCCACACTTTTTATCTCTTTCCACTTAGCTATCAATTCATTGACATTCAATTGTATTACACATGATGGACTTCATTCTTCATATCATCAAACATCTTGCTTACTTGCAAGACCACGACACACGCTCATGGATGATAGCCAACTTCATTGACAACAACTTCGCAACGAGGCACGAAGCTTTGAATTGGTTAGACTACCAGTCTCAACATACAAGCTTGACAGACAAGGACCTTACTATCCTTCAGAATATCGTATTCACTTTCGAACGTAACTAATGATTGTATTACACATGACACCAACAATAGCAGGAGTGATGTACTTCACTTTAAAGGCCTTGTGTTTCTTGTTTGCATATCACGTAACCAAGTAAGCACACTCAAGTATGAATGGTTAACAAAGAGGTTCGATTCCTCTTCATACTTCACTTCGCCCTTTGTCACCGTTGACGAACAACGACAGCGTACAACTTAAGAGTAGAGACATTAGAAGCTCTACCACGTAAGCGGGGCAACAGAAAAGCCGTTAGGAGCGGAACTGGCACCTCTGACGAGAGGCTGCTGGGGATCTTTCAAACATATGGACAAGAAGACTGAAACTTTCATTCTTACTAGCTATGCATTCACAGCTCTCGTAGTTGTTGTTGC